AAATTCGGGCGGATGTTGATGAACTGAAAGCCCTTTTGTCACAACTTCAAGCCGGATGTCACGATATGTCACGGACTGTCACGGCAAGTCACGACAGAGAAGATAAGAGAAGAAGAAAAAAGAGAAGAAGAAAAAGCAGCAGCAGAACCAGAGTCAGTCAGAACTGACAGCGAAACGCCGCCACCAGGGCCGGAGGTTGCAGCCGCCGCGGAAGTCCGGAAGATGCCGGTTTCGGAATGCCGCGCCCTGGTGCGGAAATACCTCGGCCAGTTGATGGACTCGCCGGGCCAGACGTCGATTTTGCAGGATATCTGCCGCCTCTACCCTCCGGAACGCATCCGGGAGGCGTTCGAGGCTGCCGGATGTTCGGGAAAGGCACAGCTCAACTGGGTGAAAAAACGCCTGGAGGGGAGGGGTGACGATGACGGACGAGGATCTGCGAAAGGCGCAATCAAGGCTGGAGGAAAAGCGAAGGGAATCAGGCCGCCATGCCCCGCTGACGCCGACTGGCTGGGCACTGGAGGAACGTGAACTGCGTTGCCTGGACTGCGGCGGTTTGTTTTCCGAGAGAACCCCGGCGGCGCTGGCTGCGATAAGGCCCGCTTCCGTGGTGTGCCCGGAATGTTCGGCGAAACGGGCGACGGCGCGAGCCGAGCTGCTCCGGCAGGAACGGGAGGCCGTGGAGATGGACAGGAAAGGGCGCCAGATTGTCGGGTTTCTCAAGGCGTCGAACATCGGCGCCCGTTTCCAGGGGATGACCTTCGAGGACTACCGGCCGGTATGCGCGGATGCGGCGAAGGTCAAGGCGGAGTGCGAATGTTGGGCGAAGTCTTTCGACCCGCGGGGAGGGGGATTTCTGGTGATGTTGGGCCGATGCGGCACCGGCAAGAACATGCTGGCCGCGATTGTGGGCCAGGAGGTGATGAGGCAAGGGTTTTCGTGCCTGCATACGACGGTGATGAAGCTGGTGCGCCGGGTGAAGGATAGCTGGCGAACCAGGGAGGGCACGGAGGAGGAAGTTATCAGGTCATTTACGGTCCCGGACCTGTTGATAATCGACGAGGTGGGCGTGCAGTTTGAGAGCGCGACCGAGCAGTTGATTTTGACGGAGATTGTGAACGACCGCTACGAGGCGTTGAGGCCTACGGTCCTGATAAGCAATCTGACGATCAAGCAGTTGACGGAGGTAATCGGTGAGCGGGTTGTTGACAGGTTTTATGAGGGCAACAGCAGGTTGCTGGTCTTTACCTGGCAGAGCTACCGCCGTGCAAGTCTTCAGAGGGTTGTTTGATATTTTCAGGGGGTGAGAGCATGGATGAGGTAAGGCTGTGCGGATACCCTGGTTGCGGCAGTCCGCTGGTTATGAGACTGGACGAGACGCCGGCAAAGTTTGCCCGGCGGCTGTACTGCGACAGGACATGCTGTACCCGGCAAAAGACGCTAAGGGAAAGACAAAAGCGCGAAAAAGCGAGAAAGACACGCCGGAAACGGGGCAGTGGAGTGCGGAGGAAAGCGCCCGTGGAGGTTGCGCCTGTGGCGGAGCCGGTTTCCCGTGTCAATCCGGGCCTGTTGATGGCGCGCAGGCTTCGCGGTTCGGTTTATCAGGCAAGCGGTGTGTGGCTTGGTCACGATGAAGGGGAATTGACGTGGGATTAGCGCCTGATATCTGATGTTCAAAATTATGTTGAACAACTGGAGGCGTTGGTGTATGAAAGGGTGTAATGGTTAAAATCTCATTGTCGGGTGGTCGAGTGCGGAAGGTGGACCCTGAGTGGAAAGCAAAGATAGTGGAGCATTTGCGGGCTTTGGGCGTGATGGAGCCCGGTTTCACCGGTCAACTGGTGATTGATTGCAACCAGGGCGGCATTACCGCTTTGACAAGGACTGAGAAGATAAGGTAGGGCGGTTAGTTCATTAACCCGTAGGGGAGCTTTTGAACCCGCATCATGTGGCTGTTTTACGGCCGTGGTGCGGGTTTTTTCGTTGAGGGAGAGTTGTTGTGGCGGATGTGGACAAACAGACAAGCGTTCCAGGGCAAACGGTTCTGCCGACTATGGCCGGAGAACTGGGGTACGACTCCGCGTCCGCTGCGCTGAAGCCGTGGGAAGAGCGATTCTGTTGGAAGTACGTGGAACTGGGCGTTGCCGTGCGGGCCTACCAGGCGGTGAAACCGAAATCCACCTACGGGACCGCGCGCTCTGAGTCGGCGAAACTCCTTGCAAAACCCAGCATTTCCGCCCGAATTGCCGAGATACAGGAGGAGATAGGCCGCGAGGCAAGGGCGCTGGTGATGGGGTATCACCGGTCGGTGATGACGGTGGACCGGATCGCGCTGTTGCAGAAGGTGAATGATGCGAAATCGATTGAGGAGCTGGACACGGAGGCCAGGTCGATTCTGGAGTTCGAGCAGGTGAATTCGAAGGACGGGATTCGGACCCTGCTGAAGGTGCCGACCCGGCATCAGTCGGCGATGGAACTGGCCAGGATTACCGGCATGCACAAGGACAAGATGGAGGTGACGGGCAAGGACGGCGGGCCGCTGGAGCACTCCCACAAGTACGATCTGTCCGATGAGATGCTGGCGAAGATTGCGGCGGGGGCGGTGTAGTGGCGGGCGTGAGCCAACAGGAGGCGGCCCGGGAGCTGTTGCGCCGGAGACGGGCGAGAAAGAGCCTGGTGGATTTCTCTCAGGCGATTGAGATCCCGGGCGCACCGGTTTCGGACGACCTGGACGAATGGCTGTTCAAGCCGGTGGAAACGGCGGTTGCTGTCCATCACCAGATTATGATGGAGGCGCTGAACGAGGTGGCTGAGGGGCGGTTGAAACGGCTGATGATGATGCTGCCTCCCGGCTCGGCCAAGAGCTCTTACACTTCGGTGGTGTTCCCTTCGTATTTCCTGGGCCGCTTCGAGGGCACGAAAATCATTCTGGCGTCTTACGGTTCGGACCTGGCCAAGCGCATGGGCCGCCGGGCGCGTCAGATTATCCGGTCGGCGGCCTATCAGCCGATTTTTGATTGCGGACTGTGCGCGGATACCAGCGCGGCGGATGAGTGGGGACTGACCAACGGCAGCGAGTATATGTCATGCGGGATTCTGGGAGGGATTACCGGTTCCCGCTGTCAGGGGCTGATTGTAGACGACCCGTTCAAGGGACGGCAGGAAGCGGATTCGAAGATTATCCGGGACAGGACGTTCCAGGCCTATCAGGACGACCTCCTGACGCGGCTGGTGCCGGGCGGCTGGCAGGTTATCATCACTACCCGCTGGCATGAGGATGATCTTGCCGGGCGGATTCTGCCGGCCGATTGGATGGGAGAGTCGGGAGATATCGTCTGCCGCGATGGCGAGACGTGGCGGGTTGTGTGCATCCAGGCGCAGTGCGAACGGAGCGATGACCCGGTGGGGCGGGAGATTGGCGAATACCTGTGGCCGGGATGGTTCAGCGAGCAGCATTTCGCCCAGTTCAAGCGGGTGGCCCGGACCTGGAACGCCCTCTACCAGCAGATTCCGGCGGCTGATTCCGGGAGCTATTTCCGGGCGGATGATTGCCAGTGGTACGAGGAGAGACCGAAGCATCTGCGGATCTACGGGGCTTCGGACTTCGCGGTTACTGCGGACGGGGGTGACCATACCGAGCACGGGGTGTTCGGGGTGGACCCGAATGACGACCTGTACATCCTGGACTGGTGGTTCGGCCAGACGCAATCGGATGTGTGGATAGAGGAGGAGTTGGACCTCATCAAGCGGCACAAGCCTCTGTCCTGGTACGGAGAGTCGGGGGTTATCAGGCGGAGCGTGGAGCCGTTCCTGTTAAGGCGCAGCAGGGAGAGGCGGGTTTACTGCGATTTTCAGTGGCTGGCTTCGATATCTGATAAACCGACACGGGCAAGGGCCTTCCAGTCGCGCTGGGCGATGCGGAAAGTGTTTCTCCCCGCGGGGAAGGATTGGGCGCACCGGTTGTTGCGGCAACTGACCCGCTTCCCGGCAGGCGCGGAGGATGACGGGGTTGACGTGTGCAGCCTGATAGGCCGCGCGCTGGATGATATCGTCGGGGCCAGCGTGCCGGAAGAGCCGAAGAAAGACCGCTGGGATTATGAGAGTGACGATGATTTCGAGGAAGACTGGAAGACCGCGTAAAGGAAACTGATGATGGCTAAAGGGTTGATAACACTGGCGCAGGCGATTGCCTATTTCGATGAGACGGAAGATTTGTCGCTGGATTCCCGCAATGTGGCGGAGAAGTGCCGGGACTACTACGACAACAAGCAGTATACCGCGCAAGAGGCGGCGGCGATCCGCAAGCGCAAGCAGCCTGTTATTACCCGCAACCGCATCAAGCCGAAGGTGGATTTTCTGAAGGGCGTGGAGCTGGAGACGAGAACGGACCCGGAAGCGGCGCCGACGACTCCCGGCGACGAAGATGCCGCGAAGATAGCCACGGATGCCGTGAGGTTTGTTTACGACAAGGCGAAGTTTTCCAAAACCAAGTCGGATGTGTTCGAGAATCTCCTAATCGAGGGAACCGGCGGAGTGGAAGTGTTCTGCAAGCCGGGCCGCCGGAACGAGATGGAGATATTTATCAAGCGCTATCACTGGGACCGCCTCGGTTATGACCCTCATAGCCGGGAGCGGGATTTCTCCGATACGCTGTACCGCTATGCCGTGGCGTGGATGGATTACGACCAGGCGGTTGAAAGGTACGGCGACCGGGAGGAAATCCTGGCGGCGACGCTGAGCCGGGAGGGGGTTTTGTCCAGCACCTACGATGACGCTCCCCGTGTCCGGTGGGCGGACGCAAGGCGCAAGCGCATCCGGGTTGTGAAGATGGAGTTCCTGCGCGCCGGAGAGGTGTGGGTGTGCGAGTTCACCAGGGGCGGCTTTCTGGCGGACCCGGAACCATCACCCTACGTTGATTGCGAAGGGATTCCGGAATGGTCGATTATCCTGCAAAGCGCCCATGTGGACCGGGAAGGAAACCGCTACGGATATGTCAAGCCGTGGCTGGATGTGCAGGACGAGATCAACAAGAGGTCCAGCAAGCACCTTCACCTGGTTTCGGTGAGGCAGACATACAGTTCGGCAGGCGCTACGGAGGATGTTCAGAAGCTGAAAATGGAGCTGGCCAAGCCGGATGGACACCTGAAGTTCGACAAGGGCGAGTACGGCAAGGACTTCGGCGTGTTGCCGACCATGGACCAGGCTGAAGCGCATTTTCGGCTGCTTCAGGAGGCCAAACAGGAAATCGATTCGGTGGGAGTGCATGCCGCGCTGGCCGGGGCCGAGGGGCGCGACCTCTCGGGCAGGGCGATAGGAAAGCTACAGAGCGGTTCCAGCACGGAACTGAAGCCGCTGTTCGAGGCTATTTCCCAGTTTGACAACCAGGTGTGCCGGGCGGTGTGGAACCGTATCAAGCAGTTCTGGACCAGCGAGAGATGGATAAGGATTACCGGCGATGAGGATGCACCGGAGTGGATAGGCCTGAACGTTCCCTATACCGTGGCCGATATGCTGGCCGACGAGAACGGCGGGGTGATTCCGCCCGATATGCGGGATAACCCCAGGCTCAATGTGCCAATCGGCGTCAAGAATCATATCGCCGAAATCGATGTGGATTTCAAGATTGTGGAAGTCCCGGACGTGGTGAACGCGATGCAGGAGCAGTTCGAGGCCCTGACATCCATATACCCGGCTGTGCCTGACCATATGAAACCGGTGGCCTTCGAGATGCTGATAGAGGCGTCTTCGTTGCGGAACAAGAAGAAGTTCCTGGAGCGGTTGAGGGGCGAAGGCGGCGAGGATGGGCAGTCCCGGGAGTCTGCCGCGTTGCAGGACAAGATGGCCGGGCTGCAATCGGACCTGCTGGAAGCCAAGGTCAACATGACCAACGCCCAGGCGGAGAAGATCCGTGAGGATGCGGACCAGTCTCATGCCTCGAAGGTGGTGAAGATGATAGAGGCCCTCTATTCGGCCATGCAGACCGCACAGGTGGCGACCACGGCACCACCCGGCACAACGGAGGTGGCGGACCAGATAGCGCTTTCGGGTGGGTTCGAAGACCAGAACCGGCCGCCCATATATCCGCCGGTTCCCGGGGGAGGGGCAGGAGAGGCGGCGCCTCCGGTGAGGGAAAACACCTCTCCCATGTTTCCGCCTCAGCCAGTGGGGCCGGGCGAGGGGATGATGCGGGGAATTGAAACCAGGGAAAATGATGGTGTGCAGCCAGCAGTATAAATTATACGAAAAGGAGAAAAGACGATGAGAAAGATTTTCTGTTTGACTGGTTTGTTGTTAGCGGTAGTTCTGGCCGGGGGGATGGCCGCGTATGCCGGGAATGCCCACAGGGACGGTAAAGGGGCGGTAATGTCGGACGTGTTTACGCCGGTCAAGACTGTCACTGTTACCCACACGAAGGCCGATGTGGACTATACGCCAACGCCGGGGGCAAAGAAGTTCCGGTTCCAGCCGTCCGCAGCCGTTTCCTACAAGATCAACGGCACTGGGTCGGCTTATCCGGTGGCGGCGAACACCAACGAAGGGCCGCTGGGCCTGGGCACCAGGTCGGGCGTGGGGAAGACCGTATCCAAGATTACTTTCAGCGGCATGTCCTCAGCCGCCAAGAGCATTGTCATTCAGGAGCAGTAGGTTTCAGCCAGGGTCGCCGCCGTTGACCGGGCGGGTGTCGTCCACCGGGGAAACCAAAGGGACGCGGAAAGGAGTATCGCAATGCAGGATATGAACGATATTTTGAATCCCCCCGCGGAGGAGCGGGAAACAACTCCATCGGAGGATATCGCAACGGAAGAAAGCCAGGGCAAGCAGTCAACGGATGAGGTCGCGGGCGAGACAGCATCTCAGGTCGCCGCTGAGAGTGACGCCGATTCCGGCGCACAGACCAAGACCGAACTTGCCGCACTGGCCAAGGAGCGTGAGCGGATACGCCAGATGAAGGCCTCTCTGGAGTTAGATCGGGCGCTCCTGGAAGTGGAGAGGGAGAGCCTTACCGCCGGCAAGGAAACCAGGAAGACCGATGAGGCCGAACCAGGCGAGAAAGAGGAGTCAGGCGGCGGGAAAGCGGATTACCGTTCAGAGCTGAAGGAGCTGAACAGGAAATACCGCACGGCGTTGAAAGATTCCATAATGGAC